AGGTTTACAACGACACGGTCAACACCTGGAACCCCGTGTCCGGCGTAGTGAGCGCCGAGGTGACGTTCACCGAAACAACCGGGGCTGGCGTCTACACTGGCGACGTTGACCTGCCAGCCGGCGCGACTGTGCTTGATGTTATCGTGCATCAGACCGCCCTGTGGACTGCCACCACCAGTGCGACCATGAATGTCGGAGACGCAACCACGGCTGGTGCCGAAATTGATTTCGACGGCATTTACACCGCAATCAACCTCAAGGCCACTGACCTGCTTGCCGGCGAATCTCTCAGTTTCGCTCAAAGCGGCGGCAAGGCAGGAGCCTACAACACCGGCACCAACACCCATTGGAACAACCGCTATTCGGCGACAGCTCGCAAGATTCGCGGCTCGGTCACCACGGTTGGCGCCGCGGGCAATGCCGGCCGCACCCGAATGACGGTGATTTACTCTCTGCCGGCATCAGCAGCAGCAACCAAGGTATAACGCACGGTCGCTACCTTCCTACCGTTGCAGTTCGCAAGCGGGCTGGCCTTCATCGGTCAGCCCGTTTGTCTTTCTGCCAGGTGACTTTCGACCAGCCAGTCGTTGATGTTCGTGCCGTCCTCGGCGGTCAGAATCGCCAGATAACGGCCGTATTTCTCGGTGCGGTCTTTGAATGTCCTGACGGTGACGTTGGGGTTGCCGGTAAACAGGTCGCGCAGGGCTTCAGTCGCCATTTTCCCGAGGTCCGTAAACCGCTCGGCGGCGTCGATTCCGTAAAGCCGTAGCCGAATCTCCCGCTGAATTTCCAGCCCCAGGTCAATTTGCACGTCAACCGTGTCCCCATCGACCACATTGACCACTTCTCCGCGATACTCGTACATCACTCCCCCCTTCGGTCGATTTCGTCTTTGATTCGCTGCTTGTACCCGGCAATCATTTCCTCAAGCTGCTCGGCCGTGAAATTAACTTGTTTGTTGCGCTGGATGCGAAGCTCGTCGATTGCTTCTCGACCAAACGTTATCTCCATGTAAATGAAATACTCCTCTTTGCGGCCGTTATGAACGACGTTGCAAAGGCCGCATTGCGGGTGGATGCCCAACTCGTCGAACAGGATTGAGTTAAACCTGCCGTCGATGAAATGGCCGGCTTGAATTTGCTTCCACGGCATTTTTCGCTGGCAGCTAACGCACCAGACAAGCAAGTCTTTCCCTTCTCGGCGCTCTAGTCGGATTGCCTTGCTAAGCAACTCCCAGGCTTTCTTTTTGAGCGCTCGCAGGGACTTTCGCTTAGCTTTCACTGGTCGCTTCTTGGCCGGCTTCCGCTTGATGGCGACCCGCTTCAGTGGCGTCTTGCGTTTCAGTGCGGTCCGCTTCATGTAGGCTCCTTCCTATCGGTCTCGTACAGTTCCTTGTAGACCTCGGGTGCGTCGTGCCAGATATTCAGCGCCTCGACCAGCTTTTCAAACTCGTCGGCCAGCAGCCGGAGGCGGGAGCTGGGCAGCAAAATGTGGGCGCTGTCAAACTCAACCGGCTCCCGGTCGAAATGGCCGGTCACAATCCAGACCGTCGTATCAGGCTTCTTGGCGAGCGCTCGCAAGAATATCTTTGGCCCCTCCCCGAAGTCCTCGTTTGGCTTCTTGAACTCCATCGCCAAGAATCGCCCCCGCCGTTCCATCATCGCGTCAACATTACTTGGGACTGCCCTGGGGTTACTCTTGATTGCCTCCGCCAGAAATCCAAAGTCGATGTGCTCCGCTTTCCTTCTCATCAGGCCCATACAGTAGGCTCCTTCCTATCGTCAATCTAATCGTAAAGTCCCTTACTGCTGAGGTGCCATCCAAAGCAAAACGGGCACTCATACGCCCGGCACGGCACCTTTTCCCTGGTTGAATACTTCTGCCACCGCTTCACCGCTTTTGCGGCTAAGTCCTTGTCTTTGTAGCGTCGTTTGTTCCGGCACTCTGCCGTGCCCTTTTTTCGCTTATTTTCGAAATGCCGTCGTTCGTCCTTGCTCACGACTCGTCCTCGCCCTGACGAAATGTCCCTGAATTTTCCTCTAATCCTTCTGGAACGGCGTCTTGCACACACTTGACCATCGCTTCAGATACCGGCTCATAGGGGCTGACCTGCCTAGCAGCCCACCAATCAATATCCGGGCACGGGCACTCAAAGACGTGCTGGCCGTGTATTTGGCACCAGTAGTCGTCACACTGGCATAAAACCCACGGCGTTTGGTCGCCTTTCATTTTCGCCTCCATGCTGTAATAAAAGCTTGGTCATTTTCGTTACAGAATCCTGCTTACTTCGCTTCCTGTGCCTCTCGCCATTCGGCGTAACGTGTCAGCCAGTCGGCTAGTTGGCGGGCTTGTTCAGTGTTCGACACCACCCGCCACACTTCGCCGCTGTCGTCTTTTGCCATCACCTCATCAAATGAGTTGCATTTAATCGTCTGATGGTCAATCTCCATCGCCTCTGGCTTGGCCGGGATGCGGCGACGAACGGCAGGATAGGCTTTCGCTGTGTATGGAACATCCACAGGAATCAGCACCCACCGCTTCTCAGATTTGCGCCAACGCTCGTCACCGTCCTTGACTACCTCATCCGGCCCCAGCAACCGCCATCCATCGCCCGGCTGTATCTTTTCGGCAGTCATGTTAGTTCCTTAACTGTTGTTTGATTTCGACCAGTTCGTTGATTACCTCGTTCATTCGCTGGTTGAGAACTTCCAGCCAGTGGATAATCAAGTTCGCTTGCTGTTCGTTCATCGCTTTTTCCTTTTGTGCTTCTTGTCAGCAATGCCGTTTATGAAGTTTTCAAACTCCTGCCGCCTGTAACGCTTTTCTCGCTCCCGTTTTTCGCTGGCCATTAGTTGTTGAACCATGTCCCAGTCGCCCTCGTAGGTTGTCACAATCGTCGCCTTGGCTCGCTTCGGTTCGTCGCTCATCATTCCTCCTCCGTACAAACCCCAGCCCGCTTCGTGTTGCTGGGGGTGGTTAGTCTTTTTTAAACCCCCACCCTCGCCCACTGGTCTTAACCACACGGCAGCGGCAAAGATTACGCCGCCGACCTACGCAGGTGCGAGGATGGGTTTAATGGCTGTGGACCGGATTCGAACCGGCTCGCAAGCTATGTACAACTCGCTTTCGTTTTATCCCGGTGTGCCGTCTGTCAGCCGGTCGCCACCGTTCGCACGTCCCCACCGTGCCGCCACGCCAAAAATTGCCGTCTCTCCGGCTGTCACGCACACCCTAGTCGGGCCGACGCTGCTAGTACGTTTCGCTCGTCCTTCTATCCTCGAACAGGATGCCAGTACGTTAATCGTGTCGTCACACGACCCTCTGACAACGGGCACCAATCTTTCAGATGCCAACGATGCAGGCCGGAATCGAACCGGCAGCGATGGTGCAGTGATTCCATCGCTCTACCTCGCTGCATCGAACCGCACCGCCTGGGCTCGAACCAGGAGCTTTCCCCTTGTCGGGTTGCGTTTTCCAATTCCGCCACGGTGCAAGAAACTAAATCAATCCAGTCAGCTCATCATTTAACTGCTCGTCGGTGTAACCGACTGCCTTGTAGTGCTCCAGGAATGAGTTTCTAAAGTATCCATCTGGTGTCGGCTTGAGATTGCTGGAATCAAGCCACGGGTCACTGTCTTGGTAAAGCAGTTTCGTAAGCCGGATTGAGGCTATTGCTTTGATTAAATGCGGATTGGTCAGCATGTCGAGCTTGTCGAACAAGTCTGCACGGTCGTTTACCGTAACCACCACCGTCATCGAATCGTCCTCCCACTGAACAAGAGACGCGATTCGTTTTTCGCTGTCGTATTTCTCTAAAAGTTTCTCAGCCATTGCTCAATCCCTCGTTACTGCGTGCGCCCAAGCACACCAGATAATCACTGCACCAGAAACGAACCCACAGAAGTACCCAAAAATCATCTTCTCAAGCATGGCACTAGACTCCGTTTGATTGCCGAAAAAAATGCCGGCTTGACCTACCGGCAGTGAGGGCCGTCACAAGGAGATACAGCCCAAGGTTCCCACCACTCATTTACGCCGAATCTCTGCAATGCGAACTGCGTAAGCCTGCTCGATTTCATACCCTGCTCCTGGGTCATCTTCTGTAAGCTGCTGGGCCAAGTCGGCCGCAGCCTTCAGTGTTTTCACCGCCTGAAAATCAGCGGTGTAGTCCCGGGCCTCGGTAATAAACACTTCGAGCTGCTGGGGCTGGCTGCCCTGCTCGACAACCTCGGCCGGCACAATTTCAACGACCGGCTCCTCGGCGGCCTGTTCAACGACCGGCTCTGGCTGGGGCTCAGGCTGTGTGGCTGGCTGCGGTTTAGGCAGGAGCCTATTCTTGAGCGCTTCAGTGCCGGCCTTGGGCGGCTCGGTGGCTGGGAGAACTGTCATATCGTTGCGAACAACGTCCCGGGCTTCGTCCTCGTCGTAGATGCCCGACAAGCCAAACGCCAGGCGAGCGGCCTGCATGAAAGCCTTATGGCGAAGCATCCGGCTTGGCATGGTGCGCCACGGGTTGCTGGGCCGTGAACATTCTGACAGATACTCCGTGACCGCGACTGGCCGGCTACGGCGCTTGTCGTAAATCTTGCAAGTGATGCTGACTAGACCGCCTTGGTCGTTGTGCTCCGTCTCAAACTCGCAGCCATCGAAGTTTTCGTTTCGGTTGACCAGTGTTGACCAGCCATCAATCGAGACGATGGGGATAATTGCGCCGTTCGATTCAAAGGCAAAGATTTCCCGAGTGAGCGGGTTCAGCTCGTACTTATTGGCCACAATCAAGAAGGCTTGCACCTCCTCGTTTGTTGCTTCTTTGCCGTTCCTTTGCGGCTTGATAACGGTGTTCTTGAGAATCTGTAGCATTGCTCCCGGCTCGACACCGAGACGGCCGGCCATGACTTCGAGGAGCTTGGGTTTGTTTTGAGTAGTAACTGCGTTCATTACTTGGCTTCCTTGATTCGGAGAGTGCGATAGGACTTAGGCTGCACGGTGTAGCCTTTGCGATGGGATTCGAGGTAGGTAATCTGAGTGCCGTCAGCGAGCTTGGCGGCTTCCGAGTCACCGAGGGCCAGAATGAGCTGGCCTTGCAGCAGCTCGGCCTGTTCCTCGATTTCCTTTTTCTTGGCCTTGACCATTTCAAGGTCATCAATGATGGTCCGCAGGCGAAAGGTCGCCGTCTGGTCAATCTCGATGACTGACTCTGGCTTGCGGATGACGCGCTTGAGGATTTCTGGTGTCACCGTGCTGGCGTCTGGTGGCACGTCGCAAATAACGTGAGCGGTCCACCAGTTAGTAAGCTGCTCGGTCAAAGCCTCGGCCAGCTCGTTATCGTAGCGTACGAGATACTTGGAAACCGGCCAGCCGCCCAGTAGGGCATAGACGTGCGCGACCTCCGCGCCGGCGCAGAACATTTGCAGTTGGGTCTGGACCAGATACTCCTGTGGAATATGGTCGGTCCCTTCTTCGCCCCAGTAGCCTACAACCGGCGCGCCTTTTTTCATGCCGCTGGTCTTGGCTTCCACTACGTCGCCAGTGGCAATAACCTGGGCGTCCAGAGTCGCCCCAATAGGCAATCCATTCGGCGCTGGAATGAACACATTACGCTGAAGGTCGCCAAGGTCTTGCTCGGCATAGCCAAGCAGCAGCGGCTCAAGTTCAGTCCCGATTTTGGTTGCGTCGTTACCCTTCCAAGGCTCAGCCCGACCGGTCTTTTCCAGCCAGACTTTATATCCCAGCGACGAGCGTTCGACCGGCGTCGCGTATGAGCTGATTCCGAGAATGGCAGCGGCATCTGACGCGCCAATACGCGACGACCGCTCCCGGGTGACTGTCGATTGCATAAAATTCTCCTTATTTTGGGTGGGAAAAACGACCTATTCAGGGCTGGTGGCAGGTGCTGGCTCGTCGTGAACCGGCAATTCCGCCCGCAAGATTTTCACTTCCTTGGGTGCTGTAACCCCAATGCGAACTTCCTTGTTCGAGATTTTCAGCACCGAGACGACAATGCCGTCTCCAATCTTGATTTCCTCCAAGTGCTTCCGAGCTAATACCAACATGCTTTCGACCTCCGTGTGAGTGACTAATCAACCCTGAATAGGTATCGGGAATATAGGAAGTTACCGATAGCCAGTCAATCTAGTTCTGGCAAGTTTTTTGGAAATTAAAGCAACAACTCGGCAGGCAGCGGCCGGTTGAGTTTTATCCCGTCAGAGAGATACCACTTTTGAGTAGTGATGGCTGACGTATGGCCGGCATGATGCTGGCCCTGCCCAGGTGCTGCCAGTTCTACGGCCGTGATGCTTGAGCGCCTCAATTTCTTGAACGGCCCGTCGCTGGCGGAGAGCCCTGCGGATTCAACGGCTGCCATGATTTCTGCTCGAATCAACTTGAAACAGGCTTTGGGGGTGCGGATACCCCATGTTGGCCAGCACAGCTTTCGCGGAGGCGCAACCTCGTCGAATGTTCGCTGGATGATTGCTCTGGTGCTCGGGTGTAGCTTGCACCAATGCGGCAGGCCAGTCTTGTGCATGGTCACGCAAAACCAACCTGACTCGCTGGCGTGGCTACGCTCCAGCTCCATCAAGTCAGCCAGCCGTAATCCGGTTTCCCAAGCAGCAGCCACCAGACCAACGTAATAATCGGCCTTTTTGATGAGCACGACCGGCAGTCGGCCTTGCACTTTTTGAAGCTCGGCGCAAATCCGGCCAACGTCTTCCGCGGTCCAAGCATCCCGAGGCGTCGGCTGTGTCTTGATGCGCCTGACTCGATTGGGCTCGATTGTTCCGTGCTGCTCGGCCACAGCTCGCCAGAGTACCAACAGGCTCCGGCGTTTGCTTTGGACTGTGTGCGGCTTGTTGCTCTGAGCGTAAGCAACAAGAAACCGATTCATGGTGTCATCGGTTAAGTCGGAAAGTTCAGCAGGGCGGCCAAGCCACTTCTCAAAACGGTTTACCGCGATGCGGTACTGTTCAACTGAAGATTCTGTGATGGCTCGCTGCAAAGAGTATGAGACGAGAAACTCTTGAACGGTCATGTGTGCCTCCAAAATCAAGGTAGGCATCCATGTGGGGGGGGCGGCAGGTATTCCCTTTTGCCGGTGGGTGAAATACCCAACTTTTAGGTCCGCTTGTAAGGCGTGTAGCGATTATAGGGAGTTACCTAACTAGATTCAGGTTCTAGTGCCCGCAAGGGCGTGTAGGTTCGACTCCTATTATCCGCACTACCCACCGTAGTTGGTGGGTTTTCTTTCGTCAACCAAGTAGGAGCCCACCTATGACGATTCAGACCGGGAAACTAGACCGCAGAACCAAGAAATCCACGAAGATAAGTGAGCTTCACCGCAAGGTTATCACCAACATTCGAGAGCTGAGAATCGAGGTCGGCTTCAGCCAGGCACAGATGGCGGCGAAGCTGAAAATGGCCCAGCCGACTTATTGTGCCATCGAAACCGCCCGATGTGACGTAATGCTCGGGACACTTGAGCGAATCGCCCGAGTGCTCGGCCAGCCGGTGCAAGTTTTGTTTGCCAGGCAGCCAAGGTCGGTCTTGTAGTTGCAATTTCGCTTGCTAAAATATCAAGCAGTCTCACGGCTCGACTCCTTTCCGAAATTGGCTGTTGTGTCACCGAGAACATTGCCCGCAGCGGTTGCAGCCGCTGGCGGGTTTTTTGTTGGCTTCTCGACTTCAATCCGCTTCCGGCGATGCGACGAAGGTGACTAAATCAGCCCGGGGGCCCAGCTTGGCCACGTCTCTGGCCCGCGGCACCTGAACCAAGTCGGAAACAGGTACGTCCAGGGCTTGAGCGATTTTTTCAAGAGTGGTCAGAGTAATGGCCGTCCGGCCGTGTTCCACGTCACTGACCTGGGGCTGAGCCCAGCCTCGGCCGGTAATTTCCGACAGCTTG